TTAGGTAACATTGCTACAAATATTCTAGACCAAGACAAGACAGTCGTCTTGATATCTTTAGAAATGTCTGAGCAAATTTACAGCAAGCGTATTAGCTCCCAGCTATCACAGATAGCTATGAATGATTTGTCTATTCACGTAGGCCCACTCAAGGACAAAATCATCAGTTATAAAAACAAACACAAAGGAGCTAAATTAATAGTTAAAGAGTTTCCACCTAAGTCTGTTTCGCCGGCACATATTAAAGCATACCTAGAAAAATTAGTACGCAAAGGCATTAAACCAGATGCTATAGTATTAGACTACCTGAACTTGTTAGCACCTCCAGATAGAGGTATGAATTCATATGAAGCAATCAAACAAATAGCAGAGCAAGTACGAGCATTGTCTTATTTCTTTTCTTGTCCAGTAATCACAGCAACTCAGGCTAATCGCACAGCATATGACCAAAAGAATCCAGGATTAGAAACAACTAGTGAGTCTATGGGATTGTCACATACAGCCGATGCTCAGTTTTCTATTTGGACAGAAGAAGAAGACTTTGAACTAGGCATTATTCATCTCGGTATAACTAAAAATCGCTTCGGGCCTCGCGAATGCCATACCATCTTGAATATAGATTATCCAACACTTACTCTCAAAGATCCTGATGGAATTTCTAGAACATTGGCAGTTCAAACAAAAAACATACCAGGCTCAAGTAAAGACAACAGTATCACCAACACACTCAGCATTATAGAGTCTTTAGGTGATTTAGAAGACTAAGTGCTATTTACACCATTTACTTTAAATAAAATATGGTTTGTTATCAAGTATATACCCACAAAGATTTAGATGGAGCAGTCAGTTTGCTGACCCTTTTGTGGGCCTTACCCAATGATCACATCAGGTGGAAAGCATATAACAATTTAGAAATTGATAGTATTAAATCAGACTTAGATGAGGTCAATTCACCGTGCCCTACATTTATTTTAGACCTTTCCTTGAGAAAGGAATTTGTAGAAAATTTAGACTTAGAACACATCACCTTCATAGACCACCATGAGTCTTCAGAACCTCTTTTAAACCAATTTAAAAAAGCAAAAATAATTTACGAGAACACCACCTCTAATGCTTTGTTAATGGCTAAAAAGTATTCCACATCAAACGGATATCCAGCCCGTACTACAGCCCAAAAGACCCTTGTGGCTCTGGCAGATGATTTTGATTGTTATAGACTGCAAATTCCAGAATCCTATGATTTGAACATTTTATTTTGGTCTGAATATAAAAATAATTTTACCAAATTTATTAAAGATTATCATGACGGATTCAAGGGGTTTACACCAGAACAAAAGAAAGCGATAGCGTTTATTAAAAATTCAGCTTACGAACAATCTAAAAAAATTAATTTATTTTCCGGTAATGTTCAATTTGGTTCCAAGTCCAAGAGAGTTCTAGCAGCTATGGGTGATACCTTCTCTAATCTGTGTGCAGATTATCTGATTAAAGACCACAAACCAGATATTTTTATTTTCATTAATTTAAAGTCTGAAAAGGTTTATATCAGACAACACACCAAAGAAGATCCTATTAATGTAGGAACGTTTGCCGAAAAGATTTGTGAGGGTGGGGGTCACAAACACGCCGGTGGTGGGGTAATTACTCCATTGTTTTTAGAAATAACTAAAAATCTTGCTCCTATAAGTGTATGATTATTACCTCCTCTCAACAAATTAAGGATTTAATGAATCCTTCAGAAGCTTCAAATTTGTCAGAATTTGAAAACATTGTATTAAAATTTGGATCTTTTGTTTGTATAGCCAAGGGTAAAAAATTAAATTTTTTAAATTTTTTAAAATATTTGATCCAAGATAAAAAGACACAAAAAATATTTTTTGAGTTGCTGGGAGACTATAATTTACATAATATTATACGTACCTACTTGAGTCTTACTCCTAATATTAACAAGAAAATATTCCGTTTTCGGCAAACCAACAAAAATCTAACCGCAGCGTCTCAATGACCTTTCTAGAAAAACAAATATACAATTCCCACCTCAAGCATTCTAGAAAAGGTCAACCGTGGAAACCACGCAACAATTTTGATGATTTAGCTCCAAACATCAAAAATCATTTACAACATCTAGGAGATTTTTTTAGAAAATTTTCTTTCATAAGTGTAGACGATTTTTTTAGTGCTCCTCTAAATTTACACCCAGATGAACCCTATCCCTACCTGGATTATTTCTGCACTCGCAAAGCTATAAAGGCCTACAATTTATACAAAACCAAGCTTCGTAACGAGAACCCCGACAATCAACTAGAAGACATCAAAAGGGGGTTTGCATTTATAGGTTCTTATTGTGTTGATAATAAAATAAATTTATCAGATTATATACACCAAAAGAACGGATTAATGCCAGTGTGGACAGAACATTACAGACAATATCAAGTCAATCCTTATTGCTTAATGGAACTGGGAGATCTCCAACTAGACAACTTTACATCGGATGAATTAGAACTATGGATGCCTAATCTTAAAGACACATTCATGGCTTTTAAAATGCGTTACACTAATTCTTCTCAAGCCAGAAACCTTGTAAAAAAGGCATCTGAGCAGATAAAAAATTTCATCACCTCCGTGTTGAAAAACCAAACAAAATAACCTAATATAACAAACATAAACCAATGAAATATTCAACCTCACTATTCAACTCAATCAAAGACGCTTTGGCTAAGAAGAGCAATTCTTCAGATGGAAATTTCAAAGATTTCCTCAAGCTAGAGATTGGAAAGACCTATTTGGTCCGTCTTGTTCCGAACCTTGCACATCCAGAAAGAACCATCTTCCACTATTTCCACCACCTTTGGAATAGCACAGTTACACAAGAATTGGTTTCAGTTCTTTGCCCCACCACAGTCAAGGAAAGATGCCCTATTGACGAGTACCGTTCTAAGATCTACAAGACCAACGACAAAGCTGAAATTGAAAAGATTAAACCAATCAAGCGCAATGAAAATTGGTTGGTTAATGTATACGTAATTAAAGATCCAACCAACCCAGACAACCAGGGTCAAACCAAAATTCTTCGCTATGGCAAGCAATTGGACAAGATTATCACTTCAGCAATGGAAGGTGACGATGCAGAAGACTTTGGCGCAAAGATTTTTGACTTGTCAGAAAACGGATGCAATTTGCGCATTAAAGTAGAAGAAAATGAAGGCGGATATCCTACTTATGTTGCATCAAGATTCTTGACACCTTCAGCTTTAGAAGGCGATCCAGATCAAGATGAAATTTACAATTCAGTTAAATCATTGGATACTATTTTTGAGTTGAAGCCTTATGATGAAATTCAAAAATTGTTGAACATTCACTTCTTGGGTAAGACAGACGAAGTGCCTTCTAGACCAGCAGCTAAGCAAGCTTCTAAGCCTGAACCAGAAGAAAATGAATATGAATCCTATTCAACTCCTCAACCCAAACAAACAGAGACAGTAGAAGAAGAAAGTCCTATTGACGATCGTATCCATGATATTCTCAAAGATCTGTAATTTTATTAGCAATTTAAAAAACACATACTATAATCAAAACCAACCATTAAATCATATGCCTAGAATCAAAACCAACGCAGACATTCCAGATATTCAAAATACACTTGATGGCTTTCCGAAAAAGTATATTCCCAAGGTAGGATCACGCAACATTGTAGTTCCTATGGAGATCATTCGTAAAGATGGATCTATCAATCCTACTAAAGCCATCATTAGTATGTACACAGACCTTACTCCAGAAGTTAAGGGCACAAACATGAGTCGCTATCGTATTTTGGTAGAAGAAGTTTTGGCTAACAAAACTCATCGTATTGATGAAGTTATGGACATTCTTCTAGATGAGTGCAAGGAGCGTCTCAAGAGTCAAAATGCTTATATCAAAATTAAGTTTGACTATTTCTTGAAGAAAGAAGCACCAGTATCCAAGGTTGTTTCTCATATGGATTATCAAGGATCTTTTGAAGGTCGTTTGGTAAATGGTGAGAAAAAGTTTTATCTACACGCCAATGTGTTGTATGCTTCACTGTGCCCTTGCTCTAAAGAAATCTCAGATTACGGGGCACATAATCAACAGTCTTATGCAGATGTAACAGTACAGCTGTCAAAGACAGGAGTAGACTCGGATGTTTATTGGTTTGAAGAATTAGTTCAAGCAGTAGAAAAGAGTTCTTCAGCTCCAATTGTCAATGCTCTCAAACGGGTAGATGAAGCATATCAAACCGAATTGATGTATGAAAATCCAGTCTTTGTTGAAGACATGGTACGTAAAGTAGCAGTTGAGCTAGATAAAGACTTAGATAGTCGCATTAAAGATTATCTTGTAATTGTTAACCATTACGAATCTATTCACAGCTCTATTGCCGTAAGTGTAATTAATGCAGGAAGAGAATTAAAATAATATGAGCGTTGACAAAGATCTTTTAATGTTTGCCGCAATGGCTAATGGTGAACTCAATCGAGTTGATAAGTTGATGGTTGGAAAGAATTCAGCAGAAGGAAGTATCAATAAACTTGATATCAATTCTCTGGTTCGTGGACAACGTACGATCATTCAAAATAGCGAAGCGTTTCAAGGATATGTTCCAGAGACTCTTGTTCAGCAAATGGTGCCAGACACCAGCTCAGCAGCTACATTTAATCCAGATCCAGTCAACGTTTCTATTACTGAAATGCAGCAGCCGGTTGCACAGCCGGCTGCTGTTTCTTTACCAATCTCCAAAGTTTCAGCACCAGAATTAGAATCTTTAGCAGAAGACATTAAGACCATCAAGTCTACTCTTTTGCGTATTGATTCTACCTTCACAAAAATTTCTGGAATGATGGGTAAAGTGTTTAATTTCATCACTCAAAAAGAAACTCTTAACAAGTAATATTAATGACCCACATTCCTCTTCCAAAAAGTTTTTTGGAGAAGATTCTTAAACCAATCAATAGATTGACAGAAAGTTGTGTATTAAACATAACACCTTCCTGTATTTATTCTATCAGTGCTTCGGCTGATAATACGGTAATTCTTTACGCAAAAGCCTTGTTTCCTAAGGAGTCAGAATTTGTTAAAGAACCTATTCGTCTTAATATTATTAGTATCAAGCGATTGTTATCGGGTTTAGAATGTTTGGGTGATAACGGTCAATTTAGTATTGAGTTAGAATCAAACAATATTAAATGTCAAAGTGTTGACCACGAAACTGAAGAAAAAACCTATTTCAAATATCATTTAGTAGATGATAGTATTGTACGAGAAGCAGCAGTCAATATTAATAAAATATCATCTCTCAAATTTGATACAGAATTTACCATCTCACAAGGTAAATTAAAGCAATTGATGTATGGTTATAGTTTTACGTCAGACTTAACTAAAATCTACTTTTCCACAAAGGAAGATAAGGTTTATGCAGAGATTGACGATAAAACACTTCAAAACGTGGACAACATTACTTTGGTGGCATCATCTGAGTATATTGGTACTTCCTTAGAACAACCAGTTCCTATTAGTATGGAAGTGTTTAAGAACTTAGCATTGTGTCGTAACGATATCAAAGTTAAGATCAATAATCAATATAAAGTTTTTGTGTTTCAGAACACAGAAGAAGAGAGTATAGAATTAAAATATATCATTTCAGCACTAGTAAAATAAACCAACATTATTAAATAAATCATATGGCAAAAAATAAAATCACAACCTGTAGTTACTTCATCAAACGCTTGAGAGACAGTGGTTATGTAGCCGATAAATTGTTCAGTGAATTTGGTCAACAAGACCCTCGTTCTTGGACAGCTATTATTGACCCTGGAGTATCTTCTGTTTTTGTAACTTGTTATAATAACCATAACAATTTAGGAGAAGAATATTTTGAAATCTATGACGGTGGGCAATTTGTTCCTAACAACTTTAAAATCAAGACCAGTTCTATTGAAGTGGTTATCGAGTATTTGGTTAAGTTTGGAGTAAATAATAAAGCATCCACTTATGCCATCGCCTAGACCTAGAAAGAATAAAAAAGACAAACCAAATTCTAAACAACAAACACCGCCGGCTGCTAATAATCCTCAGGGCAAATTTCAAATAGCAGTGGCGGTGCCCTCTTTGTCTGGTTTAGATGAAAAAACTGCTGATAGAATCTTATCAGAAGTTAAACAAAACATTTATAATTCCATAAATGATTCAGAATTACAAGGAGCTTTAGATGCTTGGTTAAAGAAAAACCAATCTGCATCTAAGATAGAAGAAAGAGATTATCATCTCTTGAAATCTGTTATAACAGAATATCTAGATAGCTATCTTTTAATAGGTTATAACACTATAGGCGACAGAATTTTAATTCAACACGCAGCATCAGCCAAAGATCAAGATGCAATTGTTGAATTTCTAAAGAATGTTTTTCTTTCTCATCAGCAACAAACTCAGATGAAATTTTTGGATGAAGAAGACTTAGACGACGAAACATAGTATGGCAATATCCCCTAAATTGGTAGATATTTTAGCAGAAGCTCGCCGAGCCAAGGCTGCTGGAAAAAATGTAATTGTTACAAATTCTTCTTATACTACTCAAAGTAGAGAAGAAGACCCTCGTATTCAAGATATAGTTGAACACGTACCGATTGACAATTCTTCTGAGGTTTATACCTCTACAGTAAATAAAGACGCTGACAACGAGCCTCTTATTACTCCTACTTCTTCGGTAGAAGATCACATTTTTTCTCAAAAATATCAAGCAATTTCTCACGGGACGATCGTACCAGCAGATATAAAATATGTTTATCCCAATAAGGATTTTCCAGCTTCTTTGGTGGAACCTTCTACCAAAGAAGATCCTTATGGTATAAATTATGATCCAAGTACTTTTTACCAAAAATTAGCTAGAGCAGCTTTGGATGAAAATTTTAACGGAGAATTAAAGTTACCAGAAATATATCCTGAATGGAAAGCATTTTTGCCAGATATCAATGCTTGGTCTCTAATAGGTGATCCTCGTTGGACTTTGGGTTATGCCCTCCAAGGCATGATACAATGGTGGTGGCCGCGAGTTAAGGCTTATATGGATTATCTTTCTGGCAAAGGGCTCATTATAAAAGACAACTACATTTGTGATGCTGATGGTCAACAAATTGTAGAGTATTCAGAAGACAACTTAAACGCCTTATTATCTCAAAACAATGCGGCCCAAACTGCAGATATACCCAAACCTATAAATGCGGAAGAGGTATTAGAAGAATTTAACAGACAACGTATTAACGCTCTACAAAAAAATGCAGATGCATTTATAGAATACATGAGAAAAAGATTCTTAGACAGAGGTTTTTTTGTAGAGTCTTATTACTATCATCCTATGAGGATGTTTGTTTTCAAATGTTATAAATTAGATTATAAAGGATCTTTGATTGATACCACGTATGTTAAATATTATCATGATCAAATAGATTATGTCATAAGCAAATTAAAGGTACCTATTCAGCAGGTAAATGATCAAGGATTTAAAATCCACTTTAAAGAAGGTAACATGTACGAAGACATTAAATTACCTATCCCCGACTATATTAAAAAACTTAAAAATCTTCTTAAAAATTTAAAAGAAGAAGATGACGACCAATTAACAGTCTAATTTGTCCTTATCTGCAGATAGAGGATCTATCAAACTAAATGGCGGATTTACTACTGGTGGGAAGAATCCAGTAGAGCCAGTTAAAGATGTAACCAAATTAGAATTTTGATTATACCTATCAATCATATTAGTTCCTTGGAACGGATCTATTGGATCAACTCCATAACGCAAGTTACGAGCTTCCATTTTCTTAGCAAATAATCCACCACCTCCACATGGTCCAGGTTCTGCACCATCTCCACCAGACTGGAATGTACCACTATAAGGTGGTGGTACCGGAACTGCATTAGCAACAGATCTAGAAGCAAACACACCAGCATTGGTTAATTTATGAGTTGCTTTAGGAGTAGAAACCGATCCAGAAGTTTTCAAGCAAGAAAGACTGTGATTGTGGTAAAAATTCCATATAGGAGTAGTTATTGGCCATGCCAAAAATGAAATAGATGGAGGCAACCATGCAAATCCACTTTGTATAGGATCCAATACAGTTGCACCCATAGCAGAATCATAAGCTTCTTTAATCATGTCTTTTATTCCTCGACCAGTCATTATCTCACCTATATCAAAAGGTGCTGTCAACATTTTTTGAGCTAAGTGCCCATTTCTGGTTACTTGAGGTATTAAATTTTGAACATATGTAGCCCACTGAGTAGGATCTTTAACAGACACCTCTTGCTTCATACTAGGCACATTTAATCTTGTACAAGATATTTCTCCGTCTGTTGCTATAGCACCTTTAATGGCAATGTCGCCCCTCACACTTAACGCGCCGTGGACCATCACCTTGTCAGCCTCTAAAGAGATACCATCAGCGCCGGCTTTTCCTTTACCTTCTATACGCACGTTAGCCCCTTTAAGAACTGTTAAGTTACCAGACCCAATTACTATCTCCCCCTCAGCTGCTAGCATTTCTATGGAACCTGTTTTAACAGCATAGTGTCCAGGAGTCTCTATGTCTATACCCGGTGAACCAGCTTTAATAATAAGTTGTTCTCCACAATTAAAAACCATTTCACCTTTAGTTAAAGAAATGGGTTTAGTGTAAATTACTTGTTCACAGTTACCCTCTGTGCTATAGGTCATAGCATTTACTCCGGAATTTTGTACAAACCTATAAACATGACTATGAAAATTTTTCTTTGTATAAGCTTTAGATTCATTTCTTCTTAAACCACTTTGCAGATATACAGAGCCAGCTGCAGATGCTATAAAATTTCCACCCGCACCAACATCTCGATGTAATTTGTTTATATTTTCTGCCTGAACATCTATAAGCTGTTTTTTAGTTTTTGTAATTTCTTGAACAGTTAATCGTAAAGATTTTGTTTTACCAGATTTACAAGACGGGCCGCAAGAATCTGTCTTTTTATTTCTGCCAGCACCCATTTTTATCATTCTAAAAGGTAATGCTATAATGTCTGTTATAGCATCTAATACAGAAAACATACTAGCCATAAATGGCATTTGCTCTGTAATCCAATTTCTAGATTGTTTAAATATAACTTTGGTATCTTCTAAAGTATTGTGAGTTAAGGTTTTACTTTCACAAGAACTACAAGGTATCAATTCATCTTGAACGCCCATACCCGCTTGTAAGGACGTTTCATTTATATTAGCCGCTATGTCTACAAGTTGTTTAGCTCGATCTTTTGCTTCTTTATCATGTGGGCCGACTAAAAATTTTACATCTCCTTTAACATAAGATAAATGTTCTAAACCCACAATGTCTTGTCGATTACCTTCCACATTAAAAAAGGTGTCTTTTTTGGAATTTAAAGACATAACAGAAGGAGCTTGTACACGGACTTTACCCCCCGCTATTAATTTCATGTAAGCACCATCTTGCTGAGAAAGTTCTACACAAGAATAATCTACAGGATTAGAACGAGCCTTTTCTTTTACATGCTGATTAAAAAGAAGTCTACCAGCAGCACCTTGTATGCTTTCTGTATGTAAAGTATTTGATTTATCTTCCATAATTTAATATCTATTTAAAATCTATATGCCTCAGAGAAATCTGATTTTTTACCTAGCGAAGCATCTTCTTGCAATTTACCGTTTTGCCAAGTATAAACTCCAAGCGTATCAGGGGTATCAGGGTTTGAACTCCATCCTACGATACCCCAAATTTTTCCGTCTGAAACCATGTCACCAGGTTTAAGTGGAACAACTACATCTGGGCCGGGGTCATCTACAACTTCAACTTGCGAAGAACTCTTTAAGCCATCTTTGAGACTTTTGCCTTTAAAATCAATTATACCAGCTTGTTGTAGCATATATTGTGCTGCGGCTTCTGTATTTGTAATTTCTGGTGGAAATTTATTGTCTAAAAAATATTGAAATTTATCATCATACTTTGCCAAATTACTCAGATTGTCTTCGGAATCATCATCATTAGACAATGAAGGAGTGCTAGAGTTTCTACTAGTCGACGGTTCTCCAGTTAATTGTACTGGAGCACCTCCACCACCTGTCCGAGATTCAGAATTAGGTTCTGTTACGCCTGCAAAATATACCGGTTTCATGGTGTCTCCTCCCAGAAAAAATACCCACACCATAGTACCACGTTTAGGTTTAGAACCTACTCCACCTGGATTAGATACATTACCATAAGCCCCTGAAGCTTGTGTAACCGTGGGATCTAAAGCCACAATAGGAGCATTGCCGTCCGCTGGAGTAGAAGTACCATTTTTTTTGTCTTCTGCTATGGTTTTAGTGTCAGTTGAGGTTTTACCCAAAGCACTGGCGTAATAAGGGTTTTTTAAAGTTAAACTTTGATATGTAGGACTGCTTTGCAACAAATTTGCTAATTGGCTATCTGTAAGAGGCTCTCCATTCATTTTAAAATGAGATAAATTTAACTTTGCTCCAGCATCGTAGGAAAACCCAGTAGGCTTTTTATCTTTGGTTGTCATTTCAGATAATACTTTGTCCCACCAAGCCACCTTGCCACCATAAGATTCGTATAAAGAATCATTGTATGTGGCCATTTGTTTCATTTCGGCTCGATCGGCTGGTAAAATTTCTATATTAGCAGAGTTAAGTCGGCCCTCAGCTTTTGTAGTCATTCCTTGTACCGGGGCAGAATAAAAATCTATAGTTTTACCTCCACCGGGTGCTGTCCTGTCTGATATTGTGTATATAGTATCATCACCTGGTATTTTAATTCTAGCGCCCATCATTCTTGTACTTTCTCCGGTTTTATATTGTGGAAATTTTTCTAGTAAATAATCCTCTAATTCCGGTGACACTGCTACAGATCTACCTGGTATTAACGCACCTAAAGAGCCTATTTGAGCTAAACTATTGCGATCACCATTAGCTTCTCGCGCATAAAGACCATAATTAGTTCGCCTTACATCCCCACCAGATCCACCACCAGACAATCCCTTACTTCCACCAGAAACTGTAGATGCAGTTTGAGGTAGGTGAACCGGATTAGCATTGCCGTCTAAGTGCGTATTAGAAGATCCTCCTTGTTGTCTAATAATTTGAGTTTGATTAGTTTGTGGGTTGTTGGTTAAAGTTCCATTACCTCCAAAAATAGGACGAGCAGCTTCTGCCCAAGGCAAAGATCTCATTAAACGATTTTGTAAACTTACATCCAAAGAGTCTAACCATCCTGGGCCTAAGGTTATGTCTTTCATTTTAGAATTCCATCCATCATAAACTGTCATAGATAGATGGGGTATAAAAATTTGTACCCGATTTCTAAATTCCGGATCGTTATTATTAATAACAATGCCTATATGATTGCCGTATACAGGATCTTTGGTATACATATTTTATTTAGAATCTTTATTTTCTTTTTGTTTGGCTTCGGAATCTTTAGGGGCTTCTTTAAAAACACTCTTAGAAGCCTCCCACAGATCTTGCCCTGACTGTTGAATGCCGCTCCACATTTTTTGACCCGAAGCTTTGAAATCTGAAAAATCTTGGCTCAAATTATGTAACACAGAAGACCCGTCTGCCGCCAGTTCCCAGAGAGAATTTCCGGTCCACTGACTTCGCGGATCACCAAATGATAGAGGGCTTAATTGTATTGGCCCCTGTATAACAGGGGCTGTAGACCTTTGCCATTTACTGTTGTTTAAATTAACAGTACCAAAAGAATCTACTACAGGTTCTAATGGACCCAATTTGGCTCCTAATTTATAACGCTTAACTATAGTATTAATAGTAGCCAAAGCCGTACTATTAAATTGTTTATTAAAGCTAGTATACTTGGCTATAAAATTAGTAAACATCTCTGGTATCTTATCTAGCTTGTTTATATAATCAAAAAAAGCACCCACTTCTTTAGGAAACAAGGCCGGTAAAAGGGCTGTAATTGGATTATAAATGTATGTAATAATTTGACTACCCCAGTTAACTACAGTTTGTAAAATGTTAAACATTTTGAAGAAACTGTCACTAGCATTAAACAATTGACCAAAAAAAGCTAAGTCATCTAATAATGATTGTATGCAACTGAATATAAAACAGAATAGATAAAGGATCATTTGTAGATTGCCTTTTAAAAATTTGTTAACAATAAATTTTTGAAGCTTGAGTATTTGTTGATTTATCCACAGCTTAGCAATAATGATGGCATCCTTAATTCCTTTATAAATGTCTTGTACCGCTTGTTGAAATGATTGTACCATGCCAGTAATACCATTCATTACTTGAGCTAAGGAACCGGCCTTTAAATTAGGAATAGCTTCTAACCAGGTTTTAGTTTTTAAAGCATTACCAAAGTCTACTATAGAATCAATATACTTGTTATGATAAGCTCTTAAAGCATTTTCCAATTCACCATTAGCCATTTGTTGAGTGGTTTCTACTGGAGAAGTTATAGTCAAAGCATTAACCGCTTTTACTAAAAATCCTAAACCACTTAAGTCTGCTAATTCTCCCTTTCTGCCAGCTGGAGATAAAGCTTTCATCCTATCTCGAATACCAATTCTTTTTAAAATTCCATGTTTAGAATTACAAAAATTGTTATAAAATTTAGGTGTAATATAAACCTGAGAAGTTTCATCTGATCCATGATCCGAGTCTGCAGGTACTTCCTGATCAATACAAGAAAATCCTAATATCAAAATGACCATATAGGCTTTATAAGTTTTATGATCTTTACCCGCATCTAATCTTAAAGCATTAAGATCTGAATCCTGTACACCATACAACTTTAGTTGTAATTCCATGTCTTTTTCTGAACCAAAAAATATAGTTCCTCCTCTAGCTTCTGTTTTTTTCATATTACCACTTTCCTATAGGACATTTTTCAGCTTTAAGATAGGTCTTAATAGCCATCTTGCATCCACACTTGGAGCATCTTTCTTGATAACTGTTGTAAAATTCACATCCTTTACATATAGCTAATCTACCATTAGCTTCAAACTCAGAAACGGATAAAGAATTACCCGCGGCTATACTTTTAATATTATTTAAAACACTAGCAGACAAATTTTTAGCCATCTCAACCACTGAAGGCATCTCTTGATTTTTTTCAGAAAGATGTGGATTAGATTGTAAATGTTTCTTTTTTATTTCTTTAAATCTATCCATTAATTGGTCTTTTGTCATATTAAATAATTACTATAAAGGAGCAATATCCTTTTTAAGAACTACACCGGCTGCATCAAAACGATTACACCATATATTATTTTTATATACCCCCTTAGAAAAGGAATGTACCACCCGAGTCAATAGCCATTGACCCAAAAGCTGATTATCAAAAGGATTTTGATCGTATTGATATCTTTCTAAATTAATAAATTTTCCTGGGGTTCTAAAAGTTAACCCCTTTGTTTCAAAGTATAAAGCATTTCCTAAAAATGTTACATCTTTAACCATTTCCATTAAACCTATATCATTGGGTGTATAAGAGAGTGGAGTGAAGATGGGTTTAGTAGCTAAACCAGAAGATTTTGTAGGATTAACATTTAACAAAACTTGACCCTCAACTGCATCATTTGTAGAATATAACCCCTTACTCAAATCTTTTATTTTATTTCTTAAATTATTAGCAGTATTTACTGTCATGCTAATTTCATATTGACACTTTTCAAAATTAAATTTAACTACAGGTTTATTCACCAAATTTAAATCATCCACCGGAGACATCGGCACAAAATTATAATTTGTTATGATAGAAGATTCTTTGGAAATAAAATTATTAGATGTAGTTGTGTCTATATCTGGGGCACGAGGAACCCGTGGAGTAGTAAGCTCCAAGCCATCATCTATTATTAAAGTTTCTATTTGAAATTTAGAAGCATTTTTATAGTAGTAAGATAAAGACAACAATTTCCAAGACTTATCATAAGCATTTCTTCCAGTGCTTAAAATAACCGGAAATCTATCTGAAGAAATTGTATTTTGTAGTAAATGATTTAAATCCTGTAAAGCATTATGATGAGCTGCTGAAGTATTAAAAATTTTATTAGTTTCATGACCGGCATCCCATCTTGTTAGATCTATATTACTAAATGGTACATCTGGAACATTAATAGCACCTTCTTCAGTATAGCCAATTTTAATGGTTTCAGAAGAACCTGGAATTTGACCTACAGCTTTAATTAATTGAGCTATAGCAACAGTGCCCTTCATGCCCCTTTCGGAATCTTTTTTATAGAATTGGGTAGAAGTAGTCCACTCTACATTACGTTCTAGAAAAACCTGATGCTTTTCATCTTTAAAATATAAAGTTTTATATCGCATTACAGCATCTGAGCT